TTACTTCTTCCCTCAAACTGCTGAAGGTAGAGGAAGTAAAGTTGAAACACTACCAGGCGGTACTAACCTAGGAGAGATTGATGATTTACGATACTTCACTAATAAGTTATTACGCGGACTACGTATCCCAAGTTCGTACCTTCCAACTGGCGCTGATGATGCAAACAGTCAATACAATGACGGCCGTGTTGGAACAGCATACATTCAAGAACTACGTTTCAACAATTACTGCGAACGTTTGCAAACCTTAGTATCAGAAATTTTCAACAGAGAGTTTAAACTTTATCTAACACAAAAAGGTGTAAACATTGACGTTGCGATGTTTGATCTAAAACTGCAACCTCCGCAAAACTTTGCAAGTTATCGTCAAGCAGAACTAGATACAAATCGTATCAACACATTCTCAACAATTCAGCAAATTCCATTTATTTCAAATCGTTTTGCATTGATGCGTTTCTTAGGACTATCAAAAGAAGAAGTTGCTGAAAACGAACGCATGTGGAGAGAAGAAAACGATGAGTCGTTTGCTGTTGGCGAACAAGATGCATCAGCACAAATGAGAGGCGCTGGTATTTCAGGTGCGGATATCAGCAACGATCTCGGATCTGCTGAAGGCGAGGAACCCGATCTAGGAGCAGAAGGCGAAACACCAGCAGCACCAGCAGGCGCCGCAGCACCTCCGGCAGGCAATGAACCATTTACGGCATAAATAATATTATGATACTACGTGAACTATTTTATTTTGATAAAAAGACAATGGAACCGATTGAAGATGATCGTTACGACGAATTCAGCGACGAATCTGTTGTGGATATTGATGATACACGCAAGACTAGACTTACACTAAAAGATATTAATCGAGCACGTAGAGCCGACGACCTTCACAGATCAGAAGCACAAAAAGATTTAGAATATATTAGATCCATGTACGGAATTGCTTCACAAGCACCTGCTGAAACTGTATAAGGAATAACTTTTGTCTAAAAAGTATTTCGAAGGTGAAACAAAAAGTCAGCGCCGTGCTAGAAAAGAAAGAGAAAAACTTTCAAAAAAAGCATCCTTAGTAAAAAGCCCCGTAATCAAAACTGTGTTGCCAACACCTGTTGTTGTAACAAACGTAGAAGTAAATTTAAAAAACTCTGCATTTGTTTTAGGAAATGGTACAAGCAGGGCTCCTATATCACCGGTAGATCTAAAGCCGTATGGAACAATCTACGGATGCAATGCACTGTATAGAGAATTTAGACCAGATCATTTGATTGCTGTTGACACAAAAATGATTAAAGAAATAACCAGTACAGGTTATCATTTAGAAAATCGTGTTTGGACAAACCCTAACAGATACTCTAGAGAAATACCAAAGATAAACTTGTTTAATCCTAATCTAGGGTGGAGCAGCGGACCAAGTGCTTTAAATCTTGCAAGTGAACACAATTACGAAATAATTTATATACTTGGATTTGATTACGAGGGCGTTGGAAAAAATCATGAATTAGTAAACAATGTTTACTCAGGAACAGTAAATTATAAAAATATAAATGACAGAGCAACATATTATGGTAACTGGACAAGACAAACATCAACTTGTATAAAAAAGTATCCAAGGATTAAATACATTAGAGTAATTAAAGATCAATCGAGTTTTGTTCCTGATGTTTTAATTGGATTACCTAATTTGACACATGTCACAGTTGAAAAATTTATGAAAAATTTCAATTTGTGATATATAAATATCAAATAGGCTTGTTTTGAGCCTATTTCTGCGTACTTTTTTTAATTATGTGTAAATATAATTGACAGCCTTGACATAGGAGATAACAATGACTGATCGCAACAAGTTTGAAGAAATGCTTGAGCGTCTAATTAACGAAGACCGCACAGGTGCAGAAGAATTATTCCACGAGATTGTAGTAGAAAAATCACGTGAGATTTATCAAGCCATCATCGAATCCGAAGAAGAAGAAGATGAAGCAATCGACGAAGCCGACGACGAAGAAGTTGACGAAGCTTCAGACGACGAAGAACTAGATGAAGCCGCTGACGAAGACGAAGAAGTCGACGAAGCCGCCGAAGATGATCTAGACGAAATGTTTGGACTTGATGAGTTTGAATTAGAAGCAGACCCAATGATGGGTGGCGACGCAACCGACGACATGATGAGCGACGCTGGTATGGGTGACGCTGGTATGGACGGCATGGATGACATGGGCGGTTCAGACGAGCCTCTAACAAGATCAGATCTTGATAGCGCACTTGAGCAACTAATGGCTGACTTCCAAGCAATGCTCGACGGCGAAGAAGGCGACGACGAAGAAGGCGACGACATGGACATGGACATGGACGACGAAGGTGAAGAAGACGAAGAAGGCGAAGAAGGCGACGAAGAAGAAGACGATGCAAAAGAAGCATTTGCTTTTGAAGCCAAGAAAGCCGACGACAAAAAGAAAGCCGACGTAAAAAAGACAGCCAGTGAGCAAATGCGTGAATACGTAGAAAAAGTTGCTCCTGCAAAAATGGGCGACAACGGCACTAATGCTAAGTCAATTGTAGCATCAAAGAACGATATGGGCGGTACTACTGCTAATATTGCTAAAAGTACTACAGAAGCGGGTGTAGAAGCAAACAAAGGTCACCTAAAGGGTTCTAGTGTTTTCAAAGGAACTCCAAAGGAAGATAACGCTGGTAACATAAATGTTCCTGGCGGTAAAGCTGGTAAAACTTCTTTCAAGAAGTCAGAGCCAGGTCACGGCGCCGAAAAAAAAGGTAAGCCAGAAACTGCCGACAAGGGCGCAGGAAGCACCATCAAAGGTGTAGTGCGTAACAAGTAAGGCAAAAAAGTAAGGACCTATGATGAACTACTTAAGAGAGAGTTTGAGTTTCGACCAAGCCAGGATGATCGTGGAGTCTGCTGAAGAAGGCAAAAATCTTTACATGAAAGGTATTTGCATTCAAGGTGGAGTAAGAAACGCAAATCAGCGTGTCTATCCCGTTAACGAAATCGGCAGGGCTGTCAACACTCTCAACGATCAGATTGCTGGTGGTTATTCAGTTCTTGGAGAAGTAGATCATCCGGAGGGACTTAACATCAACCTCGACCGTGTAAGCCATATGATTACAGAAATGTGGATGGATGGACCAAACGGTTATGGAAAGTTGAAAATACTACCAACTCCGATGGGACAACTAGTTAGAACAATGCTGGAAAGCGGCGTGAAACTAGGTGTCTCATCGCGAGGTAGCGGTAATGTTTCCGAAGATGAAAGCAATACTGTATCAGAATTTGAGATAATCACTGTTGACGTAGTAGCACAGCCTAGTGCGCCAGGCGCTTATCCAACACCAATTTACGAACACCTAATGAATACAAGAGGTGGATACAAGGCAATCCTTACTAGTAAGGAAGTTCAAGGCGACAAAAAGGCACAAAAATACATTGCAGAGAGCTTATTAAATATAATAAGCAGGCTCCAATAAAGGAGAATATTATGGATACATTAAGAGCCCTTTTAGAGAGTGATGCAATTACTGAGCAAATGAAAACAGAAATTCAAGAGGCTTGGGACACAAAGATTCGCGAAAATCGAATTGCTGTTACCGCAGAACTTCGTGAAGAATTTGCACAGAAATACGAGCACGACAAGAGTGTTATGGTTGAGGCTATTGACGCATTGATTGGAGAGAAGTTGTCTGAAGAGATGACAGAGTTCCACGAAGATCGCAAGCAACTAGCAGAAGCCAAAGCACGTTATGCTGTAGCAATGAGAGAAAATACAAAACTAGTAAAGAAGTTTGTAGCAGAATCTCTAGCTAAGGAAGTTTCTGAGTTACACGAAGATCAAAAAGAAATGGCAAAGAAATTTGCTGTACTCGAAGAATTTATTGTTGAACAACTTGCAAAAGAACTTGCAGAATTCCAAGAAGATAAAAAAGATTTAGCCGAAACAAAAGTACGTCTTGTACGTGAGGCTAAAGCACACTTCGCTAAAGTTAAACAAACCTTTATCGAAAGAACCACAAAACTAGTTGCTGAAACTGTTGAAAAAGGACTCAAGTCTGAAATTCATCAGTTGAAGGAAGATATTGAAGTAGCTCGTAAGAACGACTTTGGTCGTAAGGTTTTTGAAGCATTTAGTTCTGAATACTTGAATTCACACCTAAATGAAAAATCAGAATCTAAAAAGCTATTAAAAGTTCTCGAAGCAAAAGACAAGCAACTTGCTGAAGCAAAAAAACTTACTGCCAAGGCAGTACAAATTGCTGAATCAAAAGGTGCTGAAGTAAAGCGTCTTGCAGAGTCACGCGAAAGAGAAAAAGTAATGAACGAGTTAGTTGCTCCATTGAGCAAAGATCAACGTGCAATTATGACAGATTTACTGGAAAGTGTTCAAACAAGTAGACTACGTTCTGCGTTTGAAAAGTATATACCGGCAGTTATTGACGGTAAGTCTCCAGCAAAGCAGAAGGCAGTATTATCAGAAGGCAAAGAAATCACAGGCAATAGAGAAAATAGTTCGATTAAACAAGCTAGCGACAGTAATGTCTTCGACATTAAGCGTTTAGCAGGATTGAAATAAGGAGAAAATTATGTCAGAACTACTAGAAAGTCGCTGGCAGGAGACAAAAACAGCCCTTCTTGAAGGCCTACAAGGCAACAAAAAAGCAGTTATGGCTACTACTCTGGAGAATACTCGTAAGTATCTCTCAGAAAGTGCAACTGCTGGTGCTACTTCTGCTGGTAATATCGCAACACTAAACAGAGTCATTCTACCGGTTATCCGTCGTGTTATGCCAACTGTTATCGCTAACGAACTGGTCGGCGTTCAGCCAATGACTGGTCCAGTTGGTCAAATCCACACTCTAAGAGTACGTTACAGTGATTCGTTCACTGGTAGCGCAGGTGGTAACGTAACTGCTGGTGAAGAAGCACTAAGCCCATTCAAGATCGCAGAAGGTTACTCAGGTAACGTTTCCGGTGCTGATAGAGCTGCTAACACTGCTGTTCTTGAAGGTACTGCTGGAAACAGACTAAGTATCCAAATCTTGAAGCAAACTGTAGAAGCAAAGTCAAGAAAGCTAAGCGCTCGCTGGACATTTGAGGCTGCACAAGATGCACAAGCAATGCACGGCATCGACGTTGAAGCCGAAATCATGGCTGCTCTTGCTCAAGAAATTACTGCTGAAATCGACCAAGAAGTTATCCGTAGCTTGACTACCCTTGCAGGTAGTGCCGTTGAAACATACGACCAGGCTGCTGTTAGCGGTACTGCTACATTCGTTGGTGACGAACATGCTGCTCTAGCAGTTCAAATCAACCGTGTTTCAAACTTGATCGCTCAGCGTACACGTCGTGGTGCTGGTAACTGGGCAGTTGTTTCACCAACTGTTCTAACTCTTCTACAGAGTGCAACTACTAGTGCTTTCGCTCGTACTACCGAAGGTACTTTCGAAGCCCCAACTAACACTAAACTAGTTGGTACACTAAACAACGCAATGAAGGTTTATGTTAACACATATGCTTCAAGCGACAACGTTCTAATCGGTTACAAAGGTTCTTCAGAATCAGACGCAGCCGCTTTCTATTGCCCATACATTCCGTTGATGAGCAGTGGTGTTGTTCTTGATCCGTCAACATTCGAACCAGTAGTTAGCTTCATGACTCGTTACGGTTATGTAGAACTAACTAACGCAGCGTCATCTCTTGGTAACGCAGCGGACTACCTAGGTGTTGTTGGTGTAACAACTGCTAACCTATCATTCAGCTAATAGTTGAAGAAATAGAAAAAATAGGCCCTACGGGGCCTATTTTTTTGGATAAATATTCTAAAGGAGAAAAGTATGTTCACTGGTACAATTTATAAATTTTCTAAAACTCATGGGTATATTAAACCGGATCGATATGGAAGTTTTGCAGGCGACATACTTTTTGATAAACGAGAATACGATTTTCTTTTATCTGATCGTGTAACCTACGAACAGTATGAAAAAAATAATAGAAAATACGCATACAATATAGAAAAAATTTAAAAATTACTTGACAAAGACAAAAAAGAGTATTATAAACAGTATCTGCACCAAACAGTAGAGTGAGGGCTACCGTGGAACAAGATACGTTTTGGAATGATATCATTGATACTCTAAAACAATGGCGTCGTAAACATCGTAGTTACGCTCCGCAAATTTACAAAGTTCAAAAAACTTTTGAAACTATGCATATTCAGTATCAAAAGAATATGCAACAACATTTTCAAAAACGATCTGTTGGCAGTCTTGCACGAGCAGAACAAATAAAGCAAGAGGCCGAGCAGATGTTTAAAAAAATATCAAAATTAGAGTTTTTAGCAACACTATCAAAATAATCCGCCTGGTGCGGATTTTTTTATGGGTATATAACCCATTTCTTCTTATTTGATAAATACTATGTCAAGAGTGTGCCTTACAGCATACTTTATGCGGAAACCCGCCGCGTAGACCTAGAACGTCAATTAAGGAGAAAACAATGGGACGTCCACTACCAAGAAAATTATTCGGTCCTACAGATGCAACAACACCAGCATCGGGAGATACATGGTCAGCAGATGGTGCTGACCCACAGGGCCGTACACTAACATCACAAGCACAAAACTGGAACAAAGGTTATAACATTCCAGTTTACAAAGCACGTATTACTGGTCAACCTATGGACAGTATGGGAACAGGATCTGGTCCGTACATTCTATCACAAAAAGGTTCTAGAAAATTTAAAGTAAGAACTGACAACGGCGACGGCATTTGTAAATTAGTCAACGACGACGACAGTTCGGTATTAGCAGAAGGCGAAATGGTACTACAAGGCTTTATTACTGCCGACGGTTCACCAATTTATTTACAAAGAATTACTAAAAGAAGAGCATACGACTTTAGTGGAAATGCTTACTCATGGTATGTAGATAACGATTCAACTGCAAATATCATCATGTTGACTGCTATCTAATAGGAGTTTAAGATGGCCAAGTCTAAAGTTAATAACTACGGTGTAGATCTATTAAGAAATTCAATCAACAGCGGCGGCGTAATTGAGTTTGACGTCGGCAGCGGTACGGTATTAATTAATGGTAATCTAAATGTAAGCGGCGAAACTTCATCATTTGAAGTTCAAGATTTATTAATAACAGACAAAACCATCACTGTAAACAACGGCGAAACCGGAGGCGGCATAGGCGCCGCCTCTGTAACTCCGAGTGATAAAGAAGCCGGTATAATTTTTGATAGAGGAACTTTACCCAATGGAGAATTCTTCTTTCAGGAAACCAAAGGATTTTTAGATTCTCAAACCGGTACACATACCGACGGTGCATTTGTTTTACAAAAAGATACAAATGCACTAGTTGGGTTGTACACAAACTATGTCGGTACAACTGGTAACAATGATCTTATATTATTAGGATATGGTCCAACTGTTGGCGGAACAAATAATGCCGTTGTTACTGTAACTGGAACCAATGAATACGAAAAGAACATTTATGCTTATACAGGAAGCAACATTACATTTAATGGATCGAATCCTGATAAGTTAGCAACACCCTCTGATGATGATGCACTTCCTAACGTAAAACTTTTAGTTGACTATGTAAGAACTTATCATCTTTATAACTTTCAACAAAAAATATCCGAAGGTGATACAGAAGTTGAAGTGTTTGATACCAGTGCCGGCGATCCAGTTAGCAAGACTGCTATTAAGATTAACAATATCACAGTTGTTGAAGTTTTTGAAGATCAAACAAACATCGAAGATGTTGTAGTTTCTGACAACACAATTTCGGTACTATCAACAAACGAAGATCTAGTATTGTCTGGTAATGGAACAGGATCAGTGCAAATTCCTGAGACATTGCTTTTTACAAAAAGTTCCGATCCAATTGCTCCTGCAGACGGTGTTAAACTTTATTCTAAAGTTGAAGCAGATGGCGGAACAGGCTTATATTTTGTAAATGAAAATTCTACTAGAGATGAAATCATAAGCAGAAACAAAGCATTATTGTATAGTATTATATTTTAAGGAAATAACAAGATGGCAATTACAAGTGCATTAATTCAAGAAACAGATACAATAATACTAACTGTACCAGCAGGCGAAAAATATGCTATAACTACTTTGTTAGTATGCAACTACTCAACCAGTACAAACTCTATCTACGATAGTTCGTTTGACATGCATGTTATACTTGGCAGCGGCACTAAAAGCAATGCTAATAAAATTCTTAACAATGTATCAATGCCTGCACAGGAAACATTTACATTTAGTGTTGAAAGACTAATTCTAGAAGGCGGAGACAGAGTTCTCTTAATCAGCCCTGACTCAGACAAATTAAGTGCAACAATTAGCTACCTGGAAGTATAATGAAATATATTAAAGAACAAAACTTACACGAAAGAAAAGTCAAAGATCGTTCGCTGATTATCAAAGGCGACGGCTCTATTGAAATTACTCCAACAAACGGAACTGTTTTAATTAACGGTGACCTGCGTGTAACAGGAAATGCAACTGGTCCTGCAAACAGTTTAACATATTATGTATCGCTAGAAGGCAATGATGCAAACGACGGACTTGGGTCAAGTTCTGATAGAGCAAAAAGAACTATTAAATCTGCTGTCGAATGGTGTGTAAGAATTAAGCCTGGAGCATTAGTTACTACTTCGCCATATGTGCAAAACTGTTCTAACCTTAACGGACCTTGGCTAAACGACGGTACTGAGTTTGTTCCTTTTGAAACTGTTCAGATCGAAGGCGTTACTCCGGGTGCAAGACCAATTATCAATAATCCGGATGTTCCGCTAGGAAAGCGTGTAAACGAAACCGGTGGCGGCAATGGTATGCTTGTTGACGGTAATGAATACGATCAACGATCACTGGTGTTCTCAATGGTATGTGATGCGTTTACACAAATTGCACAAGGCGGTATTGGTTTTCATATTACCAACTTTGGTTATACACAGATTGTTAGTTGCTTTACAGTTTTTTGTCGTACGGGGTTCTTAACCACCAACGGTGGCTATCTATCAATTTCAAACTCAGTTAGCGACTTTGGTACATTTGGACTTATTGCTGACGGATTATTTGAAGAAGTCTATACTACTGCTAGACCAGTACAAGATTATTTCTCAACAGTTGCTAGCGTTACAGTTACAAATCAAGGAGCATCATATGTAAATGCTCCAACAGTGATAATTGATCTTCCTGAAACACCAGGTGGTGTTCAAGCAACTGCTACAGCAAGTATTGATCTTGCAACCGGAAAAGTTACATCAGTTTCTGTACAAAATGCTGGTAGCGGATATACTAGTGTTCCAAACATTGCGTTTGTTGGCGGCGGCTTTACTGTTCTAGCAGAAGCAACTGTTAACTTATCTACAAATAGAAGTATAACAGTAAACAGTTTACGAGATGTTCCTCAGGTTGGTAGTGTTATACAATTCGAAGGTGATGATACAAAATATTATATTACCGAAACTATTACAAGTGTTCAACCGTTTATCTACGACGAATCTGTATGTCGCAGAGATGTAAGAAGAATAGTTGATGCAGTGGTTGGCGATATGGTAATGGGTACAAACTATCAAGCAATTGCTGCTGGTAGAAGTTATCTAAGATCAACATCGCAAAAAGTTTTACTAGAGCAACTAGAACCAACAATCTACGGTATTGAAGCCGCTAGAGATGCAATGCTTGAAAGAATTCCTGATAGCGATCCTTCAAACGAAACTGCTCGTTACGAAATTATCGAACGCTTTGCAATTATTACTAATATAATACAACAAGGTGATAGTACCAGCGCACCTGATATTGTGTACAATGATTTAGTAACTATTGATTCGGGTGTTATTGCAGCAAAAGATAATATTGTTGCAAACAGAGACTTTATTATTGAAGAATTAACAAAGTACATTGCAGAACAATTTACAGATCTGTCTTACAATCAAGATAAGTGTGAAAGAGATGTTAGACTAATCACTGCCGCAGTAACTTATGACGTTGCACTAGGAACAAACTTTAATGCTGTAACTGCTGGAAAAGCCTATCTACGTGCAAATGCTGCAAATGTTGAATTAAAACAAAAAACACAAACATTAGACAGTTTCACTTACTTAAAGAGTCAGATTGCAGGACTAAGTGCTGTCAATACTGTTGCTACTGCTCTTTCTCGAGCAAATGCTGCAATGGACGAAATACTTGAGATTATCGAACAGGGTGATAGTACTAGTGCAGACGATCTTGTGTTTGCTTCGCCTACCGGCGGATTAGTATCAAGAACAAATGCAAAAGATCAATTAAGAGCCAACAGAGCATTTATTATTGCAGAAATTATTGCATATATTGCTGAAGAATTTCCGACACTAGTATATGATATTGATCGTTGTGCAAGAGATGTTGGTTACATAGTAGACGCATTATCATATGACATATTGTACGGTGGTAACAGTGGAACAAGAACCAGCGCAGACGCATATTTTGTAGGAACAATTAATCAATTAGGCGCTGGCGAAACTACAGCAACAGTTTCTGCTTATCAACGTCTACAAAACGTAGTATTGAGTGTTGTGCAAGGTATTGCAGTAAGTGTTACAACAGGTAACACAGAATCACAGGACTTTTCCAGCGGCAATGGTACCAGTGTTGAAGGTGACACTGCAACAACATTAATTGGATATATTATCGAAGTATTAGAAGATGGGTCAACTGCAAATCTAGTTGAAATCGAATACCCCAGTTACGTATGGGCTGCTAGTACAATACAAAGTGCTGCTAATGCAATATTTGCACAAAGAAATACTTTTGCTACAAACGTCACTGCCTACATATTAACAAATTACCCATCCTTTACATACGATAGAGAAAAATGCAAACGTGACGTTGGATTAATTGTTGATGCAGTTGCAAGAGACATGCGTCTTGGAACGAATCACAACGGAATTGTTGCAGGTAATGCATATAGAAGAGCAACTGCTAGTGTAGTAGATGCAGAACAATTACCGGCAACAATACTAGCATTGAGATTCCTAAAATCAGAACTTGAAACTTTTGCAGCAACAAACACAACTGCACTAACAAGAGTTAGAGATAGCATGGATGCACTTCTTAACATTGTTGAATACGATGTATTACCTAGCGAAGGAATGACATTTCCTGCACCAGGAACAGCAAGTCAAGCAAGAATTGACGCTGCAAGACAACTACAAGACAACAGAACGTTCTTGGTTGAAGAAACAATAGCATTTACTAATGTAAATTATCCTTCGTTATCGTATGACGAAGATAAGTGCCGAAGAGATGCTGGTTATATAATTGACGGTGTAACACACGATTTATTATACGGTGGTAACAGAAGTACACTAATTTCTGCTAGAGCATATTTTGATGATGGTGCTTCTACTATTCTTGGACAAGAAACTGAAACTGTTGATGCACTCGAAAGATTAAGAGATGTAGCAACAGATGTTATAGAAGGTGCCGCAGTTATTAAAACTCCGGGCAACCCAGAAAGTCAGATTTTAACTCCAGGATTTGGTACATCAACTGAAAGTGCTGAATCAGCAGATCTATTTAATATTGTAATTAATGCTATCACCGGTGGACTTGTAACAACTCCACAAAACGATGATCCTGACTATAGTTGGATTACTTCTGCTATTACAATAATTGCATCGAACATGCTTACCGGCAGCGAAACCATACAACAGTCGGTAATTGATTATATTACAAATAACATTATTGGATTTTCGTATAACATCGAAAAGTGTGAAAGAGACACTGGTTATATTATTGATGCCGCAGTATACGACATGATGTATGGCGGAAATCTACAAACTAGACGTGCAATGGAAGCATATTATAGCAATGCTGTTATTGTAGGTCAAGAAGATATAACTGAGTTTTCATATAAACATCTAGCAAGTGTAATGAGCAATGTTTCTAGAAACATTGCAATTACACCTAGCGAAGGTGTTACACTTACACAAACACTTATTACTCCTGGCGGCAGCACAAATGCAGCCAACACATTGTCAATATTAATTAATAAAATTGCAGATGTTATAGGTGGTGCAGCATTACCAACTGAAATAGGTCATTCTTACGAAACATTAAATTCTGGAGATCTAAACAACAGACGAATAACGATACTTGCAGACTTAGACAACATCGAAGATGAAGCAATTTTTGATCTTAACTTAGAATACGGCGGCGTTTCTATTCTATCATTATTCCCGGGTGTAGTTTTTGTACTCGAAAATACTCTTGCTAGTTTGCAAAATGTAAGCACTATTTCGACAGCAGGACATGCGTTTGAATATGTAGGTGCGGGTATTACCTATAACGCTTTACCATTCTTTGGTGGCACACCAATACAAGCAAACCAAGTTGTTGAAACTAATACAGGTAAAGTTTTCTGGACAAGTTCTGACCAAATTGGTAACTTTGAAGTAGGTAATTACTTTAATGTTAACGCTCTTACTGGCGCTATTACACTAAATGCTAACCAACTTAACTTATCAGGTATTTCTAGTCTTGGACCATTCCAAAGAGACGGTATTCCGGTTGGAGTTACTCTAAATGAAGTTAGTGACAGTACTGATCTTATAGCCAGTACAGGTGTTGCAGCAAGTGATACTGTTCCAACACAAAATGCAGTTGTAAATTATGTTGAAAACAGATATCTTAATAAA